CGCCACGGATGCTGACAAAATTTTCGTTGTCAAACTCAAGCTGAGGGTCGCTAAACAAAGAGATCCCAGAAAGGAACTGACTAAGATCATAGATAGCGAAGTCAACAGGAAAGACTTCCTCACCAGTGAACTTTGCAAGGATGTTTTCTGCATTAGAAATAGTTCTAACCGTGGATCCTTTACGGAAGACAATAGAGGAATTGATAGTGCTGAAGTTCTTAAGAACATCTAATGTTTTTCTAGAAAGAATAACTTTACTCATTGGTTGTAGGATTCGGTAATGGCAGTTTTGTCAGAGAAGTGGAGCAGCAGCAATGCGTAGTGAAGGATCTTAATGATATCACGGCGAGCAGTGCCTTTACGATCGTAGCGTGAAGCATACTTGAGGATGTTGCTACGGCAGAATGCCTCAGCGTCTCCACATGCTTCAATTAGATCTAACGTTTGGATGCTGTCGTTACCAGCAGAATAGTGTTGTCCATAAGTTCCAGAAATGTAATCACTCAGCTCTTTCAACAGAGCATCTTCATTGTATTTTTTCGCCATTCAGTTATCCCAGATTAAGCGTAGGTTATCATGGTAGCACTCTTGAACCTTGCCGTCAAGGTCTTTGACAAACAACTTCAAACCATTGCCACCCATAATTTTTACAGTTTTACGATCCTCACCATCTTCAATGATGGCGAGGTTGTTTACGTATCCATGAAGTTGTTTAGTATGCTGCATTTTCTTCCTCTTCAATTTCCTCAGTTTGAACGTCAGCATCAATCTTATCATACAATTCAATGAAAGACTGTTTAGTCTCATCATCAAAACGATTCACACAAACTTTGATAGCCTTCATACGATCACCCCAGATAGCATATGCTCGCATGATGTGGACCAGACGACGGGTAGAAATAACCTCATCAATACCACCATCCTTGAAAGTGCGACGGATAATGTCTGCCCAATTAGAAAGGTTGACACAGAACTCTTCATCATGCTTGCCAACAGAGGCAGCAACACGCAACAGGATCTTAGTTTCAACAGCAGGAGTGGGGTACTCCTGCTCAAAGGTCAAGGCAAAACGCTCAAGGAAGGCTTCGTTGAGAACGTTAGTTCCAATAAAGCGACCGTCATCGCTGCCTTTACCTTTAGTATTTGCAGTTGCAATAACATTGAATCCAGATTTAGGGTTTACGTAACGACCAGTTTTCTTTAAGAAGACACCCTTACCTTCCAAAACAGACTGAAGACAGAGAATTTTATTGGATGCCAAGTCAACTTCATCTAAAAGCAACACAGCTCCCCTCTCCAAGGCTTCAATAACAGGACCATTATGCCAAACAGTTTCGCCGTTAACAAGACGGAACCCACCAATAAGATCATCCTCGTCAGTTTCAATGGTAATATTTACACGAATAAGTTCTCTATTTAGAGCAGCACATGCTTGTTCAACAGAGAAGGTCTTACCATTACCAGACATACCTGTGATAAAAGTAGGATAGAAAATCTTAGATTGAATAATTTTCTTTACATCAGAGAAGTTTCCGAAAGGAACATAGTTTTCATCTTTGTCAGGAACAAGATTTTGCTCAACAGTTTCAATAACAGCAGGGGCAGCAGCAGGAGCTTGATACTGTTGCTCAAGACGTTCAGCAACCGTCAAGTTCCAAGTACCACGCTTGACATAGAAATCACGCAGTCGCTTGGTGGCAGTAGCATAGGTGACACCAAAGTAATTACAAGCAGAGCGAACATTTTCAGCATTAACCTCTGGACCAAACTCGTTAGTCAGGTACTCAGAGAGTTGGGAAGTAGTTAAATCAGAACGAGCAGGCATTAGTTTGTTACGTATGAAGTAAGTATAGGGCAGAGTGGAGCAGAGTCAGGAGCAGAGTGGACAGTTCATCAAGCGACATACTCAATGAAAGAACTAAGCAGTTTTTTGTTTGTGGACTTGCTACCAAGCATCTTCTTGAATGCTCGGGTAATCTCTCCTTTTTTAGCACCAGACTCAACATTGAAGTCAGTGTTTTCACTCAGAGAGTTATTAGAAATAGCATACAGAGCAGTGTATGCAGTAGGGTTTTTAATAATAGCAGATTTTTCTTTCTTCCACTGTTTCTGAACCTGAGAGTAACCATCAAAGTCAGCATACCGACCAACAAAATTTTGTAGTTGAGAGCCAGCAAGAATTCTGAATCCAAGAACATTCACATTAGGATTACGATCACGAAGTTGTTGGATAAAAATGTTAGTCACATTTTCAGAGTCAAACTGTTTGTAAGTGATACCAGTTTTACGATCGCGAAGAGTTTGATACCAGTCAATCCGACGAGGACGGACAGCATACTCATCTTTATGATCAAGATAGACTTCATGACCATAAGCAGCAGCACAACTCTCACCATCAGACAAGATACAAACATTAACTTTCTGTAAGTCATTCTTTTGTTTGAACTGAGGAATGATGTAATTCAAACAAACAATCGCCTCATTTAAAGGAGTTCCAGAAAGACCTACACCAAAAGTAGATTGGAAACCACTGTATGACTTATAGCAAGATACTTCACGGAACAGATTCTTACACTGACGTTCATAATCACGAGCGTTAGAACGAGAAGAAATAAAGTTCATCATATGAAAGTATTCTTTATTGATATATACCGTGTTTTTCTCAACACCAGGATAATCATATGACATGTAATTAGATTCACCTTCCATTGCTCTCTTAGCAGCAACCCACTCATTAGTGAATGCATAGACTTCAAAAGGGATCTGAACTTTCTTGCAGAATGCAGTCAGGTTTAATAACTGCTTGACAGTTTCCATCAGTTCATTTGCCATAGAACCAGACCAATCAAGAACAAACAAAAGACCGTGGTTCTTGCCATCAGGAAGAACAGTTACTTTTTTAAAGATATCATCAGAATACTTGTAAGTGTGAAGCTTAGAAGTATCAAGAACACCAGTCTTAGATTGACCAGCACGAGCATAAGCGTCAGCAGACTTACGGCATTCAAACTCTTTAACAAGATAGTTTACTTCCTTCTGTGATTGTTTGCGAAACTCATAATAAAGATTATCAACATGTTCATATAGTTCAGGTTCTACAGCATGGAAATCAATCCAGTCGTGAAGAGTAGTCCAATTAACAATGATATTATTTAAGTCAATTGCCTCAGGAATTTCAACGTAAATGGGATCGCGACCACGAAAAGATGACAGTTTCTCAGAAGCACTGTCAAATGCACTTTGGGTTTCAGAAGTTTCACCACCCTCAGAACTATCTTCTTCAATCTCTTCGTCTTCGTTATCAATAGAACCAGCATTGTTGGTTCCTGCTTGAGGTTGAGGAGGAGCTTTACCTTCATCAAATTGTTGTGGATCAGTTTCCTCATCATCATTATTTTCATTCTCACCTTCACGCTGCTGTGCCGTTTCAAGCATCTCCTCGTGAGTCATAGGCGTTTCAGTTTTGTTACTGAATTTATATACATCAACAGCAATCTGTAAAACTTCTTCAAAAGTCTCTGCTATATCAGTGCGAGCAACGAACACTTTCTCCTCAATAGAGAAGGGAAGCATAGCAGATGCACCAATCTTGAAGTGTAGATTGATACGATCAATCAAACTGAACTTGCTCAAATCTTGATCTTTAATATCAAAGAAATCAAGATCGTTCAATTCCCTATAACCACCAGCAAAAGATTTACGGAGACCAGGAAACTTACGCTTCATTAATTTCTCAATACGAGCATCTTCAATAACATTCACAAAGTCCATCGGACAGTCGTATATTTCTTTCCAGTCTTCATTGGGTGTGAACAATGCATGACCGACTTCATGTCCCACCAGCAAGTCATACACAGTTCCAGATGCCTTGTCCCACATTGGTAGGGTCAGCACACGACGGTCAACATCAAAAGAAGCTGTAGAAGTTTTACGATGCTCTACAATCAAATTTTCAGTAGCGAGAAGTCGTGCTAGGTTGCCTTTGATTTCTTGAGATTGCATGTCTGTCTTTTGCTGATGGAATCATCATACAGAAAAGGATGGTCATCCAACCATCCCATGTGTCACTTCGTTAACTGTCTCAGTCAAGACTGAATAATTTTTAACCTTATCAACAGTAATCGTTCTATCAAATTTGTCGTCCAGACCCTGTTTATGACTGATAACAAACACTTTAGTGTTTTCGTCAAAATTCCTGAGGATCCATCCCAAATCAGATGTCCCTGATGTGTCAAGAGACCCATCAAAAATTTCATCTAATATGAGGAGATTAGTATCCACGCTATTCTTGAGCTTAGCAATAGAACGCCAAGTAAGCAGAAGAGCGATATCAATACGAGCTTTCTCTCCTTCACTAAAACTGTCATAAGAAAATACATCACGGTATCTAGATTTGATTTGCTCCTCAAAGTTCTCATCTAAGGTGAAATTGACATAGAACTCCATCCTTTGTAAGAAATCGTTAATCAATTTGTTCATGGTAGGTAGATAGGTCTTGATGATCCTAGTCTTAATACCATTATCTTTAAGGAGTTGACCTGCTGTCGTCAAGACATCTCGGTCCTCTTTTAGATTAGCATGTTGCTTGCTCAAATCTTTCTTACTCGTTACAAGAAGTTGTAATTTATCAAACTCTGCTTTCTTATCAGGGTTTACTCCTTCCAAATCTGTAATCTCACCGTGCAGTGTCTCCACTTGCTTTCTAATTGTCATCAACTGAAAGTTGGTCTGAGAAATACTAGTATTAATATTGTTTACTTCAGTAGACAACTCAGTAAACTTTGCAAATCTAGATTCTTCTTCTTCAATTGCAAATTTAATATCTTGGAAACCAACATCCATCTCATTTAGTTTAGTCTGACCAGCTTCAATTTTTTCACTACGAAGTGAATCAGAAAGTTCTTGTGTACAGGTAGGACACACATGATTTTTCTCAAAGAAGTCATGTTCTTTCTTACACGTTTGCATTTTTACTTGAACTTTAGTAAGAAAAGTGTTTAACTTTTTAATTTTTTCGCCAGCATTATGATACGCCTTCATTTCTTCATTAAGAATACCAATTTGTTGTGTCAAAACTAATACATCTTCTGCACCTTGAAGTTCTGTTTCTTTATATTCTTTAACTTTTTCTTGTTTACGACTAATCTCTTCTTGAGTTCTTTGTTGTAAAGACATCATATGTTGTTTCTGCAACTCAATTTTATCTTTTAGTAGATCAAGTTGATAATCAACATCGCGAAGCTCTTCATTGTTCTCTCGCATCTTATCCCGAAGAAGAACATTCATCGTAGAGAATACTTGAATGTCAAGGATGTCTTCAATGATATCACGACGTTGTGCAACAGGCAAACGCATGAAAGGAACAAAAGTAGAAGAACCAAGTACTACAATTTGTGTGAACGACTTGTAGTTCATCTTGAGAACATTATTCTCAAAGTTTTTTTGCTGTTCTACCAGAGAACTCTCTTGATTCCATAGTTGACCATTACAAGTAATCTCAAACTTGTTTGGTTTAATGCCACGTACAACTTTGTACTCTACCTTACCGATACGAAACTCAATCTCAACCAGACAATCTTTTTCGTTTATACTATTAACTAGTGCAGGTTTGTTAATTCTACGAAACGGTTTTCCAAACAAAGAAAAAGTAAGAGCATCCAAAATGGTACTCTTACCTGCTCCATTAGTTCCAACAATTAAATTTGTTCTAGCTGCTTCTAAGTTTACTTCACTAAACACATTTCCCGTGGACAGAAAGTTCTTCCAACGGATCTTTTCAAAAACAATCATTCTTCAGAATCATCAAGTGGTATCAAAAAATCGTCAGGTGTGATGATGGAAAATTTCTGTCCACGATCTTGACATGCTCCTATTATAACATGATCTTCCATTTCCACAACCTGCATAGGAGGAAAATCTTCATCATACTCCATCATCATTAAATATCGTTCAGCATCATCTCCTTGAGTCCAGATAGGAATAACACGATTTTCTGTATCATCAAATACAGAAAACACACCATCAGGGTGATCTTCTAGCGTGATGATATACATCAGACTACGTTACAACTTTCAATATATAGTGATCTCATAAGAGACTTAAGATTTGACTTGTCTACGGAAATTTCTACTTCATCAATATATTCATTGAGCAAAGTCATTGTATCTTTAGTTTCAAGATCTGCTTCGTCAACACCTTCAGCATCAACCAATGTTTCCACAATCTTGACATCATGCGAGCCTACGTTGTAAAGACGATCAACCAATGTTTCAAACATTTGGTAGTCTCGTTTTTCTTCAACAATGATTTTGATGAACTTGTTTTTATAATCAGACACATCCTGTTTGTTGTAGTCCACACTGGTGTCGTCATAGAAGATTTTGTCAAAGATCTCGTAGGGATTTGCGACAAACTTAAGTCTATCACTTTCAGTATCGTAGATATGGAAACCACGAGAGTCTTTATAATCATTCCAGAACATCTGATATGGGTTACCTAGGTATTGGACATTACCATGTTTTGATTTGTGATGGAAGTGTCCAGACCATACACGTTTGAAATTTTTAAAATCAGAAACTTTAAATCCACCATCAAATTTCATTCCAGGAGTAACTTCAAATCCATCACACTCAAGGTGCCCACACATATTGTCAGCATCACTTTCTGTAATATATTTCAGACACTCTTCTCTATTGCCAGAGTTAATCCAAGGCATCATCAAAAACTTTTTGCTGCCAAGCTTAATATGCTTTGGTTCAGAGTAGATATTGATATTGTTATACTTCTCTAAGAGAAGTTCTGGTGAATTAATTTTGTTTGTGTTTTTATAGTATGTACAATGATTACCTAAGATCATATGAACTTCGTAATCTTTCAGTCGTTGGAAATAATTTGAATCAACACGGTTGAAAGTATTATAATCCATGGACTTTCTGTTATCAAAAGTATCACCTAGATCAATGATAGTATCAATACCTTCCTTCTCTAGAGTTGGAAAAAATACATCATCATAAAATTTTTGAAAGTAGTTCCAAAACGCTAGAGAACCTTTACGTCCATCAAGATGTTGATCTGTAATTAAAGCAATCTTCATAACTTACCGCTCACTGTTCCATCGTATCTTGCTGAGTATTTGCAGTTAGCCCAGTTAGTAGCGACACCTTCCAAGTGGAATGGCGTTCCTTCCATGACAGATTCCCTCGTACCGCCTGTGACGATTCCCTCGCCATCCTCACCAAAGCTAGACCACGTTCCAAACTGTTTCTTTTCAACACGGAATTTTCCATAAGGAGTTTCATACCATTCATGATTCATCGGTTCATTCTTGTCTCAATGTTTTCTTTGATACTACCCATGTCAGAATACGATGCGTTCATACCTGTCATTGTACCATCATACGAATCAGTATGCATCACCTCATCATAACCAGATCTCTCTAGAATCTTGCCTTTGATCTCTAGTTGCTTTTTCTCTTTTTGGATACGACGCAAGAAAGCGTAGTAAATAATTTGTGTGAAGTAAGCAAAAGGGTTCTTTGATTTTTCTGGATTGAAGTTGTCAATATACTGTAGGCAGTTCTCAATGCCATCACAGATCATATCCTCACGGAACATGTAATTAACAAAGTTTGGTTTGTATGATAGGTGTGTAGCAATCTTGAGAAAGCATTCTCCTAAGTAATTTGTAACACGAGGTCTTGGTTTATCCTGTTCTTTAGCAAGAAAAACTTTGTCACGATACTCAGTAATCGCAGCAAGGAACTCTTTATTGTTGACATAATATTCTGTCTTTTTTCTTGTCATTACTGCGCCCATCATGGTTGTATTACCATTATCATGTTAATAGTGTAACACGTCATGGTTTGTTTGTAAAGCCTTGACAAATCCTCAGAACCTGAGTAGGATAACTCTGTTAGGGTTCAAGAGAAGTAGTAGCTCTTAGCTTCTATTAAATAGATCTTCTAAATTCTTTTTCATTTCTTTTACAGAACCTAGATACCCAGATTCTCTTGGTAACTTGTTTCCTTTACCAGTTAATGATTTTCCATTCTCTAATCTATGAAGAGTTTTTTCATAGAACTCTTGAATTTGACCATCAACTTCTGTCATTGTGATGATGTGATTTCTATTTAAAATAAACATTGTATCAAAAGTTGCTGATACCCATTCTCTAAAAGAAAAACCAGATACTTCTAACTGACCTTTTCTTTGTTTGGCAAGTTCAACTTGAAGAGGATTTTCTAGTAAAACTTTATCTTCATCTTCTAAATAACAAACTTTTGATACAATTTCTTCACCTGTTATTAATTTTAGTGTTGCTAAGAATTCTTCATCCATATTATCCAGCTCTAAGGTTTACTTTTATAACCTCATACTTAAAGTTCTCTTCATTGTAAATGTTAACTCTTTCGTTTAAATGTTTCAATGTGTAGTTCTGACCACCAATGTCGTCAGCAATGTCGTATAAGGTTGCTATATCTTTTCCTTCGCCTTTCCTGAGGACACGTCCGATGGATTGGAGGTTGCGAATGCGCGACTTACTTGGGGAAGCAAAAATAATGTTGTGTAATCGTTTGATGTTGATACCAGTAGAAAAAGTTCCGTAAGATGCAATTATAACAGCATTGTTTTCAGTTTCAGTAATTTGTCGGACTTCTTCTCGGTCTTCTACATCCGTGCCACCATGCACAAAGAATAGTTTGCGCGATGGATCTATGATGCTATTTATCAATTCGTAAAGTGGCTCTCCATGCTTTTCAATATAGTTAAATAACACGAGAGTGTTCCCTTCAATATCTTTTACTAAATTTTTAATGAGGTTATTTCTACCACGATGAGATACAAGATAATCAATCTCTTCATGATATGATTCAAAATGTTGAGGAGCATGTTTACAAAGTAGGATTTTTATCCTAAACTTAGAAAGATAACCAGACTTGATTAGATCATCTGTTTTAGTAACCTGTTCACAATCACCAAACAATCCTTCCAACACCCACTTGTGAGTTTTACTCCCGTCTAGGGTTCCAGTAAAACCAAAACGGTACTTGGCATTGTGTAGCTTAGTCATGATTCCCGTGAGAGACTTTGACTTAAATAGGTGTGCCTCATCACCGATAACACAATCAATATCATCAAAGTATCTCTTGGGGAACTTGTAGATTGATTGCCAAGTGGAAATAATAATTGGTTTGTCCGAATTTTTATCTTTGCCCGAATATATCTTATGCACATGGTCGTCAGCATTCCACCCGTAGTCATTAAAGTCATTGACCATCTGTTCCACCAAGGACGTAGTAGGAACGATGATGAGCGTTTTCTTGTTGGTAGCAGTATAGTATCTGACGAGGGAATAGATCATCAAACTCTTTCCGCTGCCCGTA